TTAACATAGACGCTTTAGAAGCTCCAGAATTGCTTGTTAGTTGTTGTATAGGAATTTTACCTTGATTGTAATCTCCTTCTTGCGTATAACTTCTACCAATAACCGAACCTGTTTGAAAATATAAACGAAGGGCATCTTCTGGATTATATGCTGCTCCCGTACCCAAGTCAACCTCATTTAAACCATCGGCGTCAATATATACACCATCAGGTACAGTTCGTGATATAACTTGTTGTAATTTTAAATGTGTCATCTGAATCAAATCAGCATACGGAATCATTCTTCTAACTAGAGACTCAATAACCCCTTTATACATTCTAGGTGCTACAGCTACATAATTAGGTATTGCGTGTTGAGATGCAGACTTAGGTCTTACCATGTTCTTAGCAAGCTCCCATTTTAAAATTATGTTTGTACCCATAACCATTACTCCATCATACCAAACATCAATTGTCTTTTCTACCTTTTCAAAATTGTTTTCTTCCATCATCTCATCAGGTGGATTAAAACCATCATCTTTTTCAATCATACTCAAATTACCGTTCTCTTTGACTTTTTTCTTATAAACCATCTTCTTAGTTGTTTTATAATTAAAGTACATCAACGTACAAGTATCACGATAGAATATATCGTTTTCGTAAAACTGAGCTGTATTAAAATAATTATACCAGCTTTGAGAATATTTAGATATTTTATCTAAATCATCATTTGTAAGGGTAGGGTCAATCTTCATTAACTCAGCAATAGGAACCGTTTTAATTTCACCCCAGTAAAAACAATCTTTAAAGTGAGGGTCTTCTGTATAACTATAAACTACATTAGCTGGGTCTACATAAGCTACTTTAACTCCAGAGCCAGGAAGAAATTCATGTTTTGCCACAGCCATACCAGTTACCATCATATCGTAATCTAATCGTTTACGAATATCTACATAATGGTTCTCAGCAAACATTGTATCAATTGCTTCTTCTTCAGCAATCTCTATAGCTGGTTTATAATTTAAATTCATATAAAGAGATAACTCTTCATCACTTGCAGGCAACTCATCTGGATTCATTATAAATGGATCAAAGCCTGTATTTTTTTGAACTATTTCAAGAACATCTTTAGCAGCCATTTGACCTTCAATCATTTCTTGATACTTACTTCTTTTAGATTGTGACAATGCATCTTGAGCATACGCTTTCACTTTAAACAGCCTATCTGACATTCCGTTCACAACTATATCCACAAACTTTGGTATAATTGGAACTGGAGTCCAGTCAAGATTTAAGTAAGACAAATCTCCGTCTACTGCTAATTCATTTTTATATTTTGCAATTGATTGTTCGCCTCTTGCATATAGGCGTAGTCTGTTAAAGTCCCTCCACTGACTATAGTATCGGCATCCGTTAGAATCTTTACGAAACCATTCATATTGAATAGCTTGTCCTATTTGTAACCCAAACTCATCAGTCGCTTTCTCAGCATCAGATACAAATTGACTAGGGAATCCTACTGATGAAATGTTTATGTTTACCTCTTTCATCTAATTAATTCACTTAATGTTCCTTTGTTATTATATGTTGCAAAGTTAAGACTTATTTTTGACTCTTTTTTCTGCGGTAGATATACATGTTTTTGATTTGCCATAATGGCTAACCCTGAACTAATACTAGCATCAAACTTAGTTCTAGCACTTATATCAAACCTAGCCCAATCTTCTAAAGTCCTAGTAAAATACATACCACCCATTTCATCCCCAGCTCTATAACCACCGTCTAAATCTAAACCTACGTATTTTTCTATATACGACTCTATAGCTGCAGCATGTGACTGCTTAATATCCTCAGAAGTATTCGGTATACCTCCAAGTTCTTTTTCTGTCTTAGACAGTTTAGTGTAATGTTTGTCCGGCCTGTTCATGCTAAACCCTCTATACCCTCTGTTTTTAAAGTGATAGAGTAGCCTAGGCTTGTTATTCTCAACCAGTATAGGCATCCCGTAAAACACACAAGCCATTAATACTTCTTCAAAAAATATCTCTGCCGTCTGTGGTCTAGCAACATATTCTAAAAAAAACTCATTGCTTGGAGCTTCTTCCATATTATATTTAGTTAAACCATGTAGCGCTCCATTAGAACCTCCCCCTCCAACAGTTCCAGATATATCATACGAGTCACAGCCAAATGCTCCGATATGTTCATTTGATGGAAAGAACACTCCGTGTTTAGAAAACTTAGCATTGTTTAATCCTTTCTTGGGAGTCCAGGACACTTTGAATCGTCCTCTTGAATCTGGCGTCCATATAACCTCTGAGTCTTTGATTCCGTCTTTCCAGTAAAACCTACCTCTTGTAACGTGATGCTCCATGATTAATGAATCATTATAATCTATCTGCTGATATATCTTAGTCAAGTTAAAAAGCGAAGACTTACTCTCATCTCTAAATGCGTGTGACTCTGTTCTTGGAAACTGTCTGTAAAATTCATTTAATGCATCTGCATCTTTTTTTAATGATTCTACTTCTGCTTCCCAATAATCAATTGCTCCGTTTGTTATCCACTCATCATCTACCCCTCTAATTTTTTTCTCAGGTTTTCTAAACACTGGCATACCAAACCTATCTATAAACCCTTCCATGTTCCACTCCATTGGAATAAATAGATTGTATAACCCTGATTTAGTCTGACCATTTGCATTACGAGTCTTTAAATCTGAATCCTCAAACAAACGCTTGAAGTTCTCACCACCTTTACTAAGTGCATTTGAAGTAGACCCCATCATACACTTACCTATTATCTTACTACCTAATCTCAAACAAGTCTTAGTAACACGCCAGTTGTTTTGAATGTTATTTGGTTTTAGCCACTTACCTGATTCATCGTGTACTAGAAGTAAAAGTTTCTCACCATCATAAGAGTTATCATCCGTGTTCTTCCAGTCAATAGTTGTGTCTAACCCTGTCAACTCATCATCCATAACCTCATGCATATTCTTCTTGGTTATTTTAGAAGCTGGAACTCTGAAGGCTAATTCAGTTTTAGGTTTATCCATACCATCCTGAATAGGTTTAAAAAAGAATGGAAGTCTATTTGCAATAGGAACAACCTTATCGGTAAACATTTTTTTAGCATCCGAACCAGTTTTAGATAATATACCAACTCTTGAATCTCTAGCTAGAGTTCCTGTGTTTACACATTCAGATGACCCCATAAAAGAAAACCCTGAACGTCTTATCTTAAGATAGTCCATACCAAAGCATCTCTTGTCTGCCTTACAAGCTTCCCAGTATAAAAAGAAAATCCTATTTGCCTCACGGTAATCTGGATATCCAACATCTATACTTGTCCATTGAAGATACATATAATGAGAACCTGTAATGTAAGTTGGTTTTCCATTATTGTAGAACCAGAAACCTAACTCTCTTCTATCAAACTCTGACTCTATATAATCTACCCATTTGTTTTTAAATGCAGAAGGTCTGTCGTTCCACTGGAATATAGAATTAATTCTAGATAAATCTTTAGGTAGCTCTTCCCTTTTCCAGTACTGCTCTTCTTTTTTATCAGAACGTTTAAACAATTCCTCTGGCTCTTTAGGAAGTCCAATTGCTAAACCATTTACGTTTATTATCTGTCCTATTGTTCCATTTCTAGATATTACTACTAAGTCATACTTTTCACTATACCCATATAACCACGTCTTAGCTCTATTCTTTTTTGTAAGAACAGACTTAGGAATGTAATCTTTTATTACCTGATATAATTTATTTTGACCTTCGTTCTGCAAATCCTTGTTTTGTATCTGTTTTATCTACTTGTCCTCCAGAATTAATAACCTCTTCTTCTAAATCTATTTTATTTAATATCTCAAACGCATCGAATATAGCTAGTTTTTTTGTAGCTGCTGCGTTCTTTAATCTATCAGCTGCTAGCTCATCATCAGGGTCTGGCTTTATGATATCTTCTTTAGCAACTTTTATAAGCTGCTCTACAGCTCTACGCCCTGCGTGTATAATTTCTTTTTTTAAATCCTCTGACTTCATAACTTCATTGTTATTTGATGGTCAAACATTCTATATAACTTTTCATCATCCACTGTAAACTCATATTCACTATTTGGTTTAAATGATATTCTATCTCCACTGTTGACTC